TCGGAAGTTGATTACTAAAAGTGTTTAATATCAATCATTATCATAATCACAAATACACAATATAATATAGGACTAATGACCCATAAGATTAAATCAAGTAGAGGGAATCAGGCGAGAAAGTCAATCGTAAATCCTAGAATTAATAATAATAATATGCCGCTCACTCCAAAAACTTTTTCCAAAATAGGCGAAGAACGAAACAACGAACTATCTCGTAGGCTATTGCTTGCATTAATATTCGGAATGCCTAATCAGCGAATTATGCAGTCCTGGCTCTCCGGTAAACCTGTGGGAGCCCCATGATCAGTGAATACGGGAATTATTTGGCTATTCACCGCAACATAAAGGCGCAGTTTCCGAAAGCATTAATTCTTCTAAAAGAAAATATCCATAAGGCCGAGAAGGAAAATCGATCAAAAGGGCGCAGCGTCCGATGAGTTTTTGGGAACTACGCAGGATCATGGAAAGCGCAACGCCTTGGTGGGCTCCATTCATAATTATTATTCCCTGCGCGATTTATATTTTACTCTATCGAAAATGACCGACCCCATTCTTCTCTTCTTTGACGGTATGCTCTGGCTTCGGGGCGAGTACCAATCTTTTAAGCATTCCTGGTGTTATGGATCTCACGCGGGGCAATGTTCTTGGCGTAACGGCAAAACCCCGTACAGGCCGTACCGCAATCGTTTCTTGAAAGGACGCACTGCCACGGAGGTGATGTGGTCAGAATGGCAGGCCAGGAAGAAAGCTTTAAAGCAATAGCTCTTTAACTTTTTCATAAAAGCGTAAGAAATGGGATGGCCGTTCAGGGCTGAACACCTGGAATGGCTATCTCTTTTTTTATGTCTAAAAATAAGACACAAATCGGAGTCGGGTCGTTACAATTAACTGATTCCCATAAATCCGCCGTCATGGCTGTTCTCGATTCCAACCAGCTTAGTCCCGGCCCAAAGGTAAAAGAATTTGAAAAAGTGTTTGCCCAGGCTCACGGAGCCCGATATGGTTTATTTGTTAATTCTGGCACGGATGCTCTCAGGATTGCGTTAGCCGCATTAAAAGAAGCCGAAGGATGGAATGATGGGGCGGGCGTTATTGTGCCGTCTGTGACGTTTGTGGCTACGTTAAACGTCATCCTACAAGCCAATCTCAGGCCTGTGATTGCGGATGGGGGGCTCTCCGGGTTTAATCTCGACCGCATGACGCATTTCATGGGATGTACGCAACAAGCATATTACAAAGGGTGCGTGGCGATCATGCCCGTGCATCTTTGCGGACAACGTCAAGACCTCACGCGCCTTAAAGCCTTCGCCAAACCCTTAAACCTAAAAATCATTGAGGATAGCTGTGAGACGATGGGGGTTGGTCCCATTCAAGGGGATGTGGCTTGTTATTCCACGTATGTCTGCCATTTGATGACAACGGGCGTCGGCGGCCTGGCGATTACAAATAATCGGGAACTTGCGGATTTGATGTGGAGCTATGCGAACCACGGCAGACGCGCCATGGGAGATTTTGTCTTCGACCGCATCGGGTACTCGGCCAGAGCAACGGAGATTCAAGCGGCGCTGGGCCTTGAAGAATTGAAACGGCTCCCCGACTACATTAAAGCCCGTCGCTTAATCGCTAAGACCTTGATTGATGCGCTTGATCCTGAGTTTTGGAACGATCTCACAATCCCAGCCTTTAATCCCGACGGGGCCTACATGATGTTCCCCATTATCATCAAAGAGTCGAGCAAGATCAGCCGCAAGGCCCTCTGCCAATACCTCAACAAGAACGGGATTGAGACGCGGCCCCTTCTGCCGCTCGTGAACCAACCCTGCTACAAGAAATTCGGTTTCGATTTGAACGATTACCCGCAAGCCAAGCAATACGAGAAAAATGGATTTTATATCGGATGTCATCCGGGGATGTCCGAGGACGATGTGTGGCACGTCATTGAGACGTTCAGGAGGTTCTTCTATGTCCGTTGGAAAGCTAAAAGGCTATCGCGGTCCACGAAAAGGATCAAAACTATTCAGCCGCACCGAGTTGGCGTTCTTGCGGATGAAAGAATGGCTAGACGATCAGGAAGAGACCAGAGAAAAGCGGCTTAAGCCAAAAGTGATGTCAACCCAAAATGAAGATTTAGGTTGACATAGGAATTTAAACCATTAAACTTATAGTGATTCTGGGGAGAATCGAATTAGATTTTCGTTTGGTTCATCCCTGTTAAAAGAGTTAAACGGTTCTCTAGTTAAAAAGAAGTGATAAAAAAGTGCTGGCAACGCTGACGGCTTGCGACCAGTGACCTGGATGAGATGGTGATGAGCTTAACGGACTATAGTTCACTACGTAAGAACTAACCCGAGAGGCTAACATCCAGGGATAGAAAGCCGGACTTTTGAATAGGGCCTCTCACAAACGAATTTACCGTTTGTTTGAGCCCTATTTTTGTTAGAGGCCCTAACATTCGGCAGTCACATAAAAGTGACTGACCGCTTTGAAAAAGACAGACCTAGAGAAAGCCGTCAACGACGGTTCCCGCAAGATCAGCCTTCGTGGTTCGCAAGCGATTGTTCCCCTTAAATTTGATTCGGATGGCGAGATTGTTTCGGAGCAAACGCCGTCGCATAAGCTTGTCCTTAAGCGCCTTACTCTCTTAGATCTTGCCTTCTTAAAAGCATGGAAAGAAAATGAATATAAAAGTGCCGAAGAAGCCTGTAGTAAAGCCGGAATCACCCCCGATCATGCAGAAAGACTTTCTCGAAAGCTGGCTTGTTTCCGAGAAGAAGATGCGAAAGTTAAAGCCCTCGCGGAAATCCCTACACCATCTTGGATAGCCGAAAAGCATGTCTCCAATGTCTATGACGAGACATTAACCGAATCCCAGCATAAATCGCTTTCGGAATTGGCGAAGATTAATGGCGCTTATAAGACACAGAACCAACCAGGGGCCGTTACCGTCAATGTTTTCAACCTCCCTAAGCTCGATCCCGAATCCGAGCGAAAACTAAAAGAAGTGGCGCGGCAAGAAGCGCAGATCATTCAAGAGGCGCAGATTGTGAATGCTCATGGATAACGCGCTTCTATGGCAGAAAGCAAAGCTTGATTTGTCTTTCTTTACGACCCGGATGCTCGGTCTTAAATATCCGAAGCACTATTCCGAATGGGAAGATGTGGTTGAGAATAACCCGCGTTCACTGATTGAGTCTCCGCGTGGAAGCTGGAAGTCATATTTCTTTGCGCTTGCCTATCCGCTCTGGAAGATCCTGCAAGGTAAAACCGAAGTCTTGATGGTGTCAGATTCCGAAGATCAAGCCCGCAAGAACCTTCGCACGATGCGCCAAGCCATTGAAAGCCGGGAAGAACTTGCCCCGATGCGACCGACGACGAAAGAGTTATGGGGAACCGACCAAGTGAGTTTTCCGAATGGATCGCTTGTGACGATCATGGGATTTGGCACGAGCCGCCGTGGTCTGCATCCTGACATTATCATCCCCGACGATATCGAGTCTGAATCAGGAAAGATGAGCCGCGAAGACCGGAACCGTATGTACTTCGGCGTCATCTCCGGTATGGCGACGCCTAAAACAAAGATTGCCGCCGTGGGGACGCCGCTTGAGTTTGGCGATATCCTTCAGCAACTCTCACAGAATAAGTCCTACAAGTATTGGCGGCGTCCGGCATTGATTGATGGAAAGAATCAGTTCCCCGACATCTGGACGGATGACTGGCTCAAGTTTCGCCGCGAAGAAATGGGGTCTATTAATTTCGCCCGTGAAATGCTCTTAGAGCGCATTGACCCCGAAACCCAACCTTTTAAAGCGCAGTTCTATGTCCCCTACTCGGAAGTTCCTTTGAACTTCTCTCGAAAGGTGACAGTGGTTGATCCTGCTTATACCGAGAAAGACGGCGATGCGACTGCGATTGTGACGGTGGGATTCACGCATGGCAATCACGCTTATGTCCTGGAAGCTAAAGAAGTTCGTCGCGAAAATCCCGGCGCAATCGTCACCGAGATCTTCCGAACTATTGATGCTCATAAACCGGATGCAGTAGGAATTGAACGGCGGGCCGGAGAAATCGTGTCTTTTTCGTTTGATGAACAGCGGATTCGCGGAAATCGCTGGGATTTCCAATACGTCGAACTCTCGCATGGCGGCGTTTCTAAAGGGTCTCGCGTGCGTATGGTGGGAGGCCTGGTCCCTCGCTGGGAAGCCCGAACCGTTCATATCCATAAGAATGACACGAATCTTCTGGATCAGCTTTATAAGTTCCGGCTCGATGATTCGGGACGCGGGCATGACGATCTCGTAGATGCCCTGGCCTACTGTTTCCATCCTGACATGATTCAGCCTGGCGGTTATAAACGCCCTGATCCGAGTCGCACCACGCAACGGGCGCGTCCTCTGTATCGGGTTGGAAACAGCACTTTTATTCAAGGGCCGGATAAATTTGAACCTTTGTGGAAACGTTTGGACCGTCGGATTTCCGATCAGGTGGCGGCATGAAGAACAGGGGATATCAACCTATGGTCGTTGAGCGAAAACTCCCTGATCTACCTATTGCCATTGTCCCGCCTGGGGTCGTAGAAGTTCCATTTCCGGCCTGTCTTCAGGGACCGCATAAGGCCGAGGTACTGCATCAAGGGTCATCTTATTGTCGTGCGTGTCTGACAGAAAAATTGAGGTTAGGGAGGTAGTATGGCAGATCGAAAATTACGTCCGAATTTACAAGTGAGCCAGCCGGGAATTGAAGGGGACGCCGTTAATGATGGGAACGGATGGCCTACGCCTTTAACTGATCCTTCCAACCCCCTTCGCATGGGCGTCACGAATGGAAGCAATGGATCCCAATCTAACAAGGATCTTATTTCGACGAGCCAGCAAGATTCGGGAGCCCATCATCTCGCTGAAGGATATCCGAATGGCGGGGCAACGAATAAGCCGCAAGGTAGTCATGGGAATGAAATTGAAACGAGCCAGCAAAACGCTGGCGATTATAGCGGTCAATAGGAGGTCTTATGGATGGAACAATTCAAACCAGTCAGCAGAAGCGCGGAGAGCATCATTTACCTGAAGGAAAAGGGAATGGCTCTACTAAAAGCACGATTCCGGTTAATGGCGGCGGTAAGGGATCTTTTACGAGCACTTCACAACAAAATCGCAATGAGTATTCAAAAAATGAAGGCTAAAGGAAAAGTCAGCAAGAAAAAGGTCTTGGATTCTTTCGGAGCGGATGAAAATTCGCCATTACCGAAACAACAACAAAAACCTGATGTTCCGGTAGGGCCAGCGTGTGATTGCGGACGTCCGACGTTGCCGGGATCGCATCAATGTTATCCGTGCGCGCACAGGAGCTAAATGGACGTTAATACACAAACTTCTCAGGCGGTTGTTCCCTTGGCTCAAGATTCTCCCTTAGTCCAACAGCGCAAGCAGGAGCTTTTGGAATATGTGCGAAGCTTCTATAAGAAGTCTTGGGATTGGCGATCGGTGCGTCTGCATGAGAAGTGGAACAAGTGCGACCGGAATTTTAACGCCATTTATGATCCGGCCAATGCCGCACTTAAAGAAGAATGGCAGTCCACGATGTTTATTGACATTACGTTCCAGAATGTCGAGATCATTACATCTCAGCTTTTTAAGACGATGATGGCTCCGCAACCGCCCATTCAGATTGCGGCAGGACCTGCCGGGGATGATCTTCAAGCGAGATTAATGCAGGACGTGGTGGATTACGAACTTCGTAAGTCGGGGTTTCAGATCGCGTTTTATGATGCGCTAAAAGAAGCTGTGAAGTATGGGTCCGGGTTCGTGAAGATGTATTGGG